GATGCGACAACTGGGTGGCGCTCGATCTTGCCAGTACCTCAGACGTATGCGTCGTGATGCAGGTGTTCAAGAAGCGGATCGAAGGAAAGGATCATTACTACCTTTTCGGCAAGTATTTTCTGCCCGAGAACGCGATCGAGAATGACCCCAAGAACCACAACGCCTATCGGAAGTGGGTGATTGACGGCCACCTCGAACAGCACGATGGTGCAGAGATCGACTATGACCTGATCCGTGAGCACATTGCGGAGTTGCTAACCAAATACCAGCCGCACGAGGTCGCATTTGACCCATGGAAGGCCGCGCATCTGGCGCAGCAGTTGATGAAAGACGGCGCCCAGGCCGTTGAGTTTCGGCAAACGGTACAGAACATGTCGGGGCCGATGAAGGAATTGGAGTCCGCGATTAAGTCGGGACGTTTGCACCACGATGGCAACCCTATGCTGACCTGGATGATGTCGAATGTCGTCGCCAAGCTCGATGCCAAGGACAACATCTACCCGCGCAAGGAAAAGCCTGAGCAAAAGATCGACGCCGCAGTAGCGGCGGTGATGGGCATCGCGCGCGCCATGAGCGGCGATGAATTTAGCGCCATGCCAGATGACTACACGCTGATGACTGTATGAACCGAACCGAACGATTTTGGAAAAAGGTCGCCAAAGGCGCCGATAACGAATGCTGGAACTGGCAAGCAGGCAGAACAAAGGCGGGATATGGCGTCTTCAGGATGGATAAAAAGGTCGTCTTTGCGCATCGCGTTGCCTATGAATTGGCGTGCAGCACTATCCCATCGGGGATGCACGTTCTGCATTCATGCGACAACCCAGCATGCGTAAATCCGTCGCATCTGCGCGTTGGCACTCACGCTGAAAACATGCTGGACAAAGTGCTGCGTAACCGTCAGAGCAGAGTTTGGAGCGGGAAGGTTGGAGAGGCAGTCGGAATGGGTAAGTTGAGGGATCGTGATTTGCCGGATATTCGGAAGATGATCGCGCAGGGGATGAGGCAGGTCGACATCGCGAACAAATATGGAGTCCATCAAGCCATGATCTCCAACATCAAACTTGGTAAAAATTGGTCTGCCATCCAATGACTACGACGGTTTATAACATTTCTCTGCTGGCAGGCGTTGGCCTGATTGGTGCTGGTCTGGCGCAAATCAGTGTGCCGGTTGCACTGGTGACGGTGGGTGCCCTGGTCATTGGGCTGACTGTTCTGGGCGCCATTCTGAGCCGGAAGGGCTAAATGTTTTTCTCCAAACCGAAAGCAGACAGCGGCGATCGCAGCCCCTGGGGCGGGTTCTGGTTCAACCCGGCGCCGGCCCGGATCGGCGCTGCTCAGGTCACGCCAGATACAGCCCTGAGCTTGTCGGCCGTCTACGCATGCGTGCGCGTGCTGACCGATTCGGTGTCCACGTTGCCGTTCCAGATGTATCGGAACAAGGCCAACGGCGGCAAGACGCAGATCCGCGACCACTGGCTCTACCGGTTGTTCGCCAAGCGCCCCAACGACTACCAGAACCCGATGGAATTCCGGGCGATGATGCAGGGGCACCTGGCGCTGCGCGGTAACGCATTCGCCTACATCGTCGCCAACAACAAGGGCGAGGTAACCGATTTACACCCGATCCACCCGGACCGCGTGACGATCGAGGTGTTGAGCAACGCCGCGACCGGGCCAAACTGGCGCTACCGTGTCAAGAATCAGGATGGCGGCGAAACGATCATCGCCCGCAGTGACATGTTCCATGTTAAGGGTCTGTCGCCAGACGCGATTGTCGGCTACAGCCCGATCGCATTGGCGCGCAAGATGCTGGCGACCGGCTTGGCGGCGCAGGACTACGGTGTGAGGTTTTTCGACAACGATGCCTCGCCGACCAGCGGTTGGCTGGAGCATCCGTCCAACTTCAAGGACAAGGAGCAACGCAACCTCTTCCGCGAAGCGTGGCAGGAGCAGCAGTCCGGCGCCAACCGCGGCAAGGTCGCTGTGCTCGAATACGGCATCAAGTACAACCCGGGCCCGGCCATCAGTAATGCCGACGCCCAGTTCATCGAGACCAACAAGTACAACCGGTCGCAGATCGCATCGCTGTTCCGCATTCCGCCGCACATGATCGGCGACCTGGACCGGGCGACCTTCTCCAACATCGAACAGCAGGGCATCGACTTCGTCACTCACGCGCTGCGGCCCTGGCTGGTGTGCTGGGAAGAAGCGATCAAGTACACCTTCCTCGACCCCGATGACGATGACTTGTGCATCCGCTTCCCGGTTATCGAGCTGATGCGCGGCGATATGGCTGCGCGCTCCGCCTACATAAACACCGGGGTCCAGAACGGTACCTTGACCCGCAACGAAGGCCGAATCATGGAAGACCGCGACCCGTTGCCAGGCCTTGATGAGCCGCTCCAGATGGTCAACATGACGACGGTCAGCGAGGCAAAAGAGGAGAGCGCCGAGGAAGAGGAAAGCGAGGAGCCGCTAGACAACATGGCAGCGCCGGTGCCGAAGAATGATGAACGCCTCAATTCGCTGGCGCTGGCCGCATCTGAGCGCGTCGCCCGCAAGGAGACGCAGCTCTTGCTGGCAGCGCTGAAATCGGATGACTGGCCTGCTGCAGTGGCGGAGGCGATGGGCAAACACGCGACCTTCGTGGCGCAGGCGCTCGGTGTCTCCAGCCAGCAGGCCGGCGCCTACATTGATGCTCGCGGCCGCGATCCGATCCGCCTCGGCTCCGAGGAGTCCGACATCTACCAAGCGGCGCTGGCGCGCCTTACCAAACTGGCTCTCGAAGGGACCGTATGAACAAAATTCGCATCCTGTCGGCAGTGGCTGACCAGTATTGGGCGCTCGAGCCGGGCTATCTAGCGCGCATGTCCGCCGTGCTCCAGAACTGGGCGCTCGGCAAGGACGCCGCGCCGGAAGTGCTGGCCGACATCCAGGTCGCCCAGGCGGCGCGCGCGGCGCGCGCGGCGCGCGGCAAGGCCAATTCCGGCATCGGCGGCGGCATCGCCGTGCTGCCACTGTACGGCGTGGTCAGCCAGCGCGCCTCACTGATCGACGAGATTTGCGACGGCGGCACCAGCACCCAGAAATTCACGCAGTCGTTCCGCGACGCGATGGCCGACGACGCGGTGGGCGGCATCCTGATCGACATCGATTCGCCAGGCGGATCGGTGTTCGGCGTAGCCGACTTGTATGACGAGATCATGTCCGCACGCGGCGTCAAGCCGGTGTATGGACTGGTCAACTCGCTGTGCGCCTCGGCGGCCTACTGGCTGGCATCGGCCTGTTCGCAGATCATCGCGGTCAAGGGCTCGATGACCGGCAGCATCGGCGTCTACACACAGCATGTCGACATGAGCGAAGCGCTGAAGGCAGCCGGCATCAGCCAGGAATTCATCAGTGCTGGCAAGTACAAGGTCGAAGGTAACCAATACGGCCCGCTCACCGACGAGGGCCGCGCGTTCACCCAGTCCCAGATCGATTCGTACTATGCGGCGTTCACCCAAGCCGTTTCGAAAGGGCGCGGCGTGCCGATTGCGCAGGCCCGCGACGGGATGGGCGAAGGGCGCTGCCTACTGCCTGCCGATGCACTGGCAGCGAACATGATCGATGCAGTGGATACGTTCGACGGCGCGATCAAGCGCTTGAAGTCGGCTATCAAGTCGGGTGGTGCGAATGCCGCAACTGAGGTGCCGGAGGTGGTGGCGGAAGATGCGCAGACTGCGCCGATTGCCGCGACTGACGCACCGATCATCGATGCAGTCTCCACGACCGCTGAACTCACAGCCGCGACCGAGGCGCAGTCAGCCGCCCGGGCTCGCGCGCTGCAGCTCGCAACCGTTTAAGCAGTTTCGGGCCGCACAAGCCCACCGTGAGCCGGTCCATTGATCGGCAAGCGTCGCCCCGTCGGGCACCTGTGCAATCAAAGTCAGCCGCGCAAGCGGCTTTTTTTACGCCCATAGGAAATCAAACATGAACAAACGTGTTCTGCAGCAGAAAAAGGCCGCCGCTGTCGGCGCCGCCAAGAACCTGAACGACCTCGCCGCCAAGGAAGGTCGCGTATTCACGGCCGAAGAGCAGGGCCAGTTCGACGCTCACATGAAGGACGCCGAAGATCTGCAAGCGCAGATCGAGCGCGCGGAGAAGCTCGAGGCGATGGACAAGGGCGCGACCGTGTCGTTCGAAGACACGATTACCGTCGAGGAGAACGTCGCCAAGGATCCGAAGGGCGGCTTCAACTTCGTCGGCGAATTCATGCAGGCCGTGCACGGCGCGCATGTCGCCAAGATCAACGGCGGGGCGGTGGACAAGCGCTTGCTGATCGGCGCTGCCGCCCCTGGCGCCGGCACCTACTCCAACGAAGGTTCGGGCAGTGACGGCGGGTTCCTGATCCCGCCAGAATTCGGCAATGAAATCTTCCAACTGTCGCTGGGCGACAATGCATTCCTCGAGATGACCGACCAGGTCACCGTCACCGGAAACGCGATGTCGTTCCCGCGTGACGAGTCGACCCCGTGGGGCACCAACGGCGTGCGCGCCTACTGGCAGGGCGAAGCCGGTTCCGGCCAGGCCACCAAGCCTAGCTTCGGCTACGAGGCGTTGCGCCTGAAGAAGCTGATGGCGCTGGTGCCGGTATCGGACGAGATGCTCGACGACTCCAACGCCCTGGCGTCGTACCTGCCGAAGAAGATCGGCGCCTCGATCCAGTGGAAGACCAACGAGGCAATTCTGTTCGGTGCCGGCGGCGGCCTGCCGCAAGGCGCGATGAACAGTGGCGCCGTGATCACGGTCGCTAAGGATTCGGGCCAAGCGGCGAACACCCTGACCGCCACCAACTTGGCCAACATGATCGCACGCCTGCCGGAGGGCTCGTTCCCGAACGCAGTCTGGATCATCAACAACGACGTGTTGCCGGCGCTGTTCACCCTGCAACTGGGTAACTACCCGATCTACCTGCCTGCTGGTGCCGGCGTGGGCGCGATCAAGGGCAGCCCGTACGGCACCCTGCTGGGCCGCCCGGTGATCGTGTCGCAGCACGCGAACACTTTCTCGTCCAAGGGCGACGTGATGCTGGTTGACCTGTCGTATTACCAGACCATCACCAAGGCCACCGGCGTGCAGACGGCCACTTCGATGCACCTGTACTTCGACGCCGACGCCACCGCGTTCCGTACCACTTTCCGCGTCGACGGCCAGAGCAAGATCAGCAAGGCCATCGATCCGACCAAGGGTACCACCCAGCTTTCGCCGTTCGTCCAGCTGGCCGCACGCTGATCGTGACAGGGCGGCTGGTGCCGCCCGTTCCGCTCCCATCACTTCACAAGGATCTCCATGAACCCGAACGTCAAACTCTCCGAAAAGGTCGCCATCCTGGCAACCCTCGACCCGGCTAGCGTCGCCGCCGGTACCGTGCTCACCGCTTGGGTGCCGCTGGCCAACGTTGGCCAGCTGACCGCCCTGATCCAGACCGGCGTGCTGGGCGCCTCGGCTACCGTCGACGCCAAGCTGCGCCAAGCCACCGACGCCAGCGGAACCAACGCCAAGGACATCACCGGCAAGGCGATCGCCCAGATCGTCAAGGCCACTGGCGACAACGTGCAGG